TCGATTGGTAGTTAACGGAACATCAAATTCAATTTACGATTAAATGAAAATATTCGGATTCGAAATAGGCAAAAAAGAAAGCGTTCAAGTTGTTGAAGGAAACAATTATCAGGCGTTTTCAACCCCTTTTTTAAGGGTAGGCGAAGGAAACCTTTCTTTACCATACGTAAACCCTAGACAACAAGTAAACGGTCGAATTAGATTTGGTTCAGATGACCTTTACCCACAACTTTTAAACCAAATGTACTATACTAGCCCGTTGCACGGTGCAATAGTTGATTATAAAACAAACGCTTGTGTTGGTGGTGGTTTTGAAATTACAGTAGATAAGAACGCTTCAGCAATGGAAAAAGTTGACGTTTATACGTTTGATAAAAGAGTAAACCTTAAAAAGATAGTGCCAGTAGTAACGAAAGACGTTATTATTCACAATAGACTTTACTTTTATCTTTGCTTTAACCAGTCAGGCGACCTAATAAAAATTAAACACATAGGCGCGGAAAAGGTTCGAACCGACAAGTATAAAGAAAACTACTTTATTTGCGACGATTGGAGCTCACAAATAGATATTAAGACTATAAAACCTTACAAATTCGGAGTTCGTCAATTAGAATGCTTGTATGTATGGGAAAATAATAGTGTAGGTCAAGACGTTTACCCGTTGCCTCAGTATTCAAGTGCAATGAATTGGGCGTTTTTAGACGGTGAAATGAGTTACTTACAAAAGTCGAACATAATAAATTCAATTTTCCCGTCTTTTGCAATGATGTTCCCAAAGAAACCGCAATCAGAAGAGGAAAAAATCGCAATTAAAAACACTATTGACAAGGCGAAAGGCGCACAAAATGGAGGTAAGGCAATAGCCTTTTTTGCAAACAACGAGGAAAGCCTTCCGAAAATAGAGAATATACCGACAAACTCAAACGATAACTTATTCCAAAATACAACTGAATCAATAGATTCAAAAATTTGTCAAGCGCATATTATAGACCCAATATTAATGGGTATTCGAGTAAGCGGAAAACTTGGAAGCGGTTCGGACATTAAACAGGCTTATATTATTTTTGAGAAAAACACGATTATACCTTTAAGAACTATTATCGAAGACATCTTTAACGAACTATTTGAGATAGGCGGTTTAAAAGCAACGTTTAGTATTAACAACTTCCAAATAGTAAACGAAACAATAATTGAATTAGACGAAGATACGAACGCAGTTAGCGACGCTTTAAACACTATGTCACCTTTACTTGCTACTAAGGTCCTAGAATCAATGACTATAAACGAAATTCGTGCAATGGCTTCTTTGCCACCCGTTGAAGGCGGTGACGTTACAAGAGACCAACAAGCTGTTAACCAACAAACACCAGCGCAATGATTTACTTTATAACTGAAAACTACTTAAAAACGCAAACACCTATAACGGCAAATGTAGACGTTAACGACGTTGTTCCGTATATTAAAACTCAAAGTGACATGAGAGTACAACCTATTTTAGGAACATACTTTTATAACTATATGTTAACGGGTTACAATGCGCAAACTTTGAATAACGACGAAGAAACCCTTGTAACTTATATTCAGCCAGTTGTCGCGTGGAGAAGTGCTGAAGATGCTGTTTTCGGACTTAGTTATCAACTTAAAAACAAAGGTATCCAGCAACAATTCGGCGACTATTCAAGTCAAGTTACGCAAGGCGAAGTTGTTTTTTCAATGGAACATTACGCACAAAAAGCAAGTTTTTACGAAACTAGATTATTTAGATATTTAAAAGAAAACAAAGCTCTATATCCTGAATTTATTTCTGAACTGAACAAGGATTCGGATATTAAACCAAGTAAAAAAGAAGACACTGGATTTACTAACTCTATTCTAATAATATGATTGATATTGAAATGTGGGCAAGACGCAAAGGGCAAATAACACCAAATAAAGGTAGTTGGTTAAATGCCGTTGCAATAGGTTATCAAGTAGACTTATCTGTATATAAGACAAACGTTTTACAAGGTATTGCCGAAAAGTTAGGGGTTAATACAAGAACAAGTAGAGATTTATTACAATCAATTGCATTAGTTGAAAATTTAACACCAGTAAATGGAAGCTGGTTAAAAGCATTAGCGTTAGGATGAAAACTTATTTTATAGCATTATTTAATTCTTTATTGGTCTTTTTAAGCCCTATTAAGTTTATAGTTTTACTTGTCGCTTTATCTACGGTTATAGACACTTTTTTCGGTTTGTGGAAAGCGCACAAAGTAGGCGAGAGTATACAATCAAAGAAATTAAGACACGGGTTCGTTCCTAAACTTATAACTTACTGCTGTGCGGTTATTATTACTTACGCAACGGATTACTATATTTTAAACGACTTAACGCAAACGGTTGTGGCTGTTGACCACCTCAGCACGAAACTACTTGCTTTAGTTCTTATTTCAATTGAAGTTAAATCAATGGACGAAAGTTTTACAAAGGTTAAAGGTTATTCGTTTATTGCAAAAATTACGAGTTTAGTTAGAAAAGTTAAAGACGTTAAAAAAGAACTTCAGGAGTGAATTTAGATATTAGACAAATACTATCAATTTTATTTGCTTTATTACTTACTTGGTTAGTATTGTTTTTTTATTCATGTTCGGCTAGTTTTCACCTCAACAAAGCAATTAAGAAAGGCGCACAAATTGAAACACGAGTTGACACGGTAAGGTATTACTTTAAAGATTCAATAATTAAGAACGGGCAAAAAGAATATTTCTATAACTACCGAGATACTATCGTTCAAAATAACACGGTTTACGTGCCAAAAACAAGGTGGCAAACACGAACTGAATATAAAATAATCAAAGAACAAATTCAACAAGACGCAAAGACTAAGCGCGAAGAAATAAAACAAGACGCAAAGACGGATAGAAAAGAAATAGCGAAAGAAAAAAAGACTTCGTTTAGCTCAACTTTAAAGTTTTTAGGTATTATTTTAGGTCTTGTCTTGTTAATTATTGTACTTTTAAAATCAAATAAAAAAATAGGTTTATGAGTAACGTAAGAAAATACACCGACAAACAATTACTTGAAAAGGTTAAAAGCCTAGATTCTTTTGAAAGCATACCGTCTAATTATTGGGCTTTATTCGTTAGGTCAAACGAAGACCAAGCAAACGTCTTTGATGACAAGTGCTATATTTTCAAAGGCGAAAAATTTGTCACGGTTACAACTTGCACTACAAACAAAGGACACAAAGGGACGGGAGTTGTTGAGGCTAATATTTGGAACTACGAAGGCTATAAGTTAGGACTTCACAGAGGGAAGACACCCGCGGGAGTTCAGGCGAAAGGCTTCCCGTATCGCCGAGACTTTACAGCCGACGGAAAGACGAACCCTACAACCGAAATAAAGAACGATATTAGAGGTTTTAACTTTCACGCTGCCAGTCACGACCTTAAAAGCAAAACAATAGTTCAAAGTATAGGCGGTTGGTCTGAGGGTTGTTTAGTGTTTAACAATATACCTGAATTTTATAACATACTTAACCTACTTAAACCACAAAAAACGTGGTCGTTTGTAATTGTAGACGAGTTTGAAGCGGAATAACAACCGCTTTTTTTATATGTAAAAGAATATAAATCAAACAAAAACCCATTTTTTATATGCGAAAACGTATATTTTTCGATATTGAAGTAAGTCCCAATATTGTTTTTTCGTGGCGTAGTGGTTACAATCTAAACATTGACCCTGACAATATAATAGAAGAACGTAAAATCATTTGCGTTTGCTGGAAGTGGGAAGGTAAAGACGAAGTTCATTCTTTAACGTGGGATAAAAAGCAAAACGACAAGAAGTTATTAAAAGACTTTATTAAGGTCTTAAACTCAGCGCATGAAATAATCGGACATAACTCCGATAGATTTGACACGAAATGGCTACGTACAAGAGCAGTTATGCAGGGCGTTGATATGTTGGCTCATTACGTATCAATTGACACGCTTAAAAAGGCTAAAAATGGCTTCTATTTTAATTCTAATAAACTCGACTATTTAGGTAAGGTTTTACTCGGTCAAGGTAAGCTCGAAAACGGGGGGTTTGAAACTTGGAAAAGGATAGTTTTAAACAAAGACCCTGAAGCTCTCGATAGGATGGTCGAGTATTGCAAGAAAGACGTTCAAATATTAGAGCAAGTATTCCATAAATTAGAGCCTTATATTAAACCAACACAGCATTACGGGGTTGTTTTTGGAGAGGAAAAATACAGTTGCCCTCATTGTTCAAGTTATAACATAGGGCGTCACGCTGGTTACGTTACCGCAGCGGGGACGGTTAAACATCAGATGAAATGCCACGACTGCAAAAAGGGAACTTTTATTTTATCTCAAAAATCCTATACAGATTTATTAACATTTAGATTAAAACAGAAAAATATTCGTTAATTTAGGCGCTTAGTTAGTTCACTAAAATACTCTGTTTTTTCGGTTAGGTTTAATTAAGGCGGTAGAAATACCGCTTTTTTTATGCTTATAACCTTAAATATTTATCTTTTTTTAAGCCTATAACCTTAATAAATACTGGTAAACTAAAAATAATTGAAAAAAAATATTAAAATAATTATCCACAATTAAAAAAGTTATGTACATTTGTAAGGTCGATAAGGCACAAAACTAAAAACAGAAATTATGAAAACAGAAATTAAATCAGGAACAATAATTAAAGCAAAAGGTTTTGATATTAGCATTGGTAAACAAATTGACCAAATTGCTTTAATAAGTCACAGCACAGGTGAATTTACACCATTTTCTTCAATTAGAAAGGGTGGCAGATTAGCTAAAATTAAAAGAATATTTAAAAGAAAATTATCTTCATCTACTCACTTCTTTTTTGATAGGTTTGACCAAGATGATATTTTTAAATTAATTGAAATTTTAAAGTAAAAACAGAGAACATGAAAATTTACAGAGATTTTTTACTTGCATTTTTACTACTTAGTTTATTAATCGGGTTAATTGAAACGCTATGAGAGAGGTTGAATGTTCAGAATGCGACGGTACAGGATACGAGGAGGTAATAGGTGACTGCGATTTACCAGCTTCAATGTGTTGCGGTGGTTGTTCTAAGATTGTAGCTTGTGAAATTTGCGAAGGTACAGGAATTATTAACGAAGAAATAGACGAATATGAAGACGAATATTAAACAAATAAAAGAATTGCATTACAAAGCTGAAGCCTTGCTTGAATTGGCTAACGAAATGCAACATAAAATTGACGAGATGTTAAGATACAACGTAGAGATTGCAGCACCTAACGGATTCAGAAAGCATTCAGAGGATAAAATCGACACTTGTCAACGTGGAAAAACACGACTACTAGAAAGTTATAAAAGAGTATTAACCCAAATAATTGAACTATGAAAATAACACTTGAATTTGAAGACTACGAAGAAGCTGAAGTCCACTTAAAAGGTGGCGATTATTTCAGTGCATTACACGACTTTAAAAACTGGATTCGCAGCGAATGGAAACACGGAGACCACGACGAAAAAGAATACGAAATTCTCGATAAGATTTACGAGCAATTCAACGAAACGTTAAACGATTATAAAATAGATTTATGAAACAAACAGCAGTAGAATGGTTAATTGAGCAAATGTACAAAGAATGTATTAATGTATTTACAGATGAAGAAATAGAACAAGCCAAAGAAATGGAAA